GACACAATTTAGATAATCTTGCATTGAAAAAGCCTGGTCTAATAGAGAATAGATTTAATAATGCAAGTGAAAAAGTGATGGAGGGATTAGAAGATGATACTAAAAAATTATACAGTATTGGCGATACTACTACTAACGACTAGTGGTTGTTCTTTATTAGGAACTAAGAACATAGAGGTTATCTCTAAACCTATTGAAATAGAGATTATGCAACCGGATCTACCAAGACCAGTGGAGCTACAAGCTCCTAATTGGTATGTTGTATCCGAAGCTAGAATAGCTAATCCATGTAAGAAGGTTGATGATAAAAGACCTAAGTCCTGTGCTAAAGAAGATACAGAAAACCCTACATGGCCAGAAGGATACACATATTTAGATAGGTTCATGGATGAAATGAAAGACCAAAATAACGGAGAGATTGTTTTCGTTGCGACAACTATAGGTGACTATAAGATAATGGCAGAAGATATGCAAGAACTAAAAAGGTATATCAAACAACTTGGAGAAGTAGTAGTATACTACAGAAACGTAACAATTAAAAACAAACCTGCAGTAGGTGCAGCGATAGAGGTAAAGAAAGATGGCAACGACTAGAATGAAAGAACAATTAACAGTATGGGAAAGAGCAGAGATTGGTGCAAAACTTTCAGCCATTGCATATATGAATGAGAAACCTGCTATAACTGCAGCAAAGAAACTTGGGTTTAGCTCAGTAAAATTAATCAGTAAAGATGGTGCGGAAGTATTGGTATGTAAAGACCGTAATGATATCTGGTTTGCATTTAGAGGAACTGAACCTTCTAAATTAAATGATGTTATGGCTGATCTCAAAGTAATTAAGAATACAGCTGTAGCTGGTGGTAAAGTACATGGCGGATTCCAAGAAGAAGTAGATGATGTTTGGATGGATATAGTAAAAGAACTAGAACACAATGACCAACTAAAAATCCGTAAAGATGTATATATTACTGGACATAGTCTGGGTGCTGCTATGGCTACTATTAGTGCCACACGGTATCAACCAGAAGAACTGTTTACATTCGGATCACCGAGAGTAGGTGGAAAACACTTTATTAAAAATATCAAATGTCCACACTATAGATTTATGAATAATAATGATATCGTTTGTAGAATCCCACCTGCATGGTTGGGTTTCAGGCATCATGGAGAGATGATATACTTTAATAGATTCGGAGAGAAACAGGCTAAACCTACATGGACTGATTTCTTTTATGGTATAGGTAACTCTTGGAAAAGATTTAAATTCTTTGATGGAGTAGTAGACCATGGAATGCCTAACTATGTACACGCAATTAAAAAACTAGCGAAGACAAAGTAAATGTATTTCCTTCTCATACTATCACTTAAGTCTATTCTAAGTTCTGTTATAGGTTCTTCGTTTTATAATTGGTTTCAAGGTACAAAAGGTGGTATCTGGTTCCAAAAACAAGTAGATAGATTTATGCATGCAGAAAAGTATGATTTAGAATTGGCTAAGAAAGATGCCAAGTTTATAAAGCAGTTTCCTTTAGTCGCCAAACGACTAGAAGAACTGGAAAAGATAGCACACCCTAAATGTGGACTAGATGGTTTCGATGGTTATCCCACCTTGATAGATAGAATAGAGAAGCTTGAAAAAAAAGTAAAATAGTTGTTTACAAACACTGAAAAATGTGTTATAATATATACTATTAAATACCGGAATAATAATGAATGGGATGAACGTAATGAAAATAGATGTCACTAAGCGAGATGGCACAAAACAAGAATTTGATTTAGAGAAAGTACACAAAGTACTTGATTGGGCATGTAAGGATATCACAGGGGTATCCATATCAGAAATAGAACTTAAAGCTAATATTCAGCTATATAACAATATACCAGCATACGATATACACGAACTTTTAATTAAGTCCGCGGCAGAACTTATATCTGAACATACTCCAAACTACCAATTTGTGGCCGCTAGGCTAATTAACTATAAACTCCGTAAAGAAGTTTATGGCGACTATGAACCATGGGCCCTAGGAACTTTAATCAAAGAGAATATACAACGAAAAGTATATGATGCAGAAATTTTGGATAATTATACCGAAGAAGAAATTAACCAATTAGATAAATACCTTAAACATGAACGCGATGACACATTTACATATGCAGGTATGGAACAGTTTAGAGGTAAGTATTTAGTACAAGACCGTAAGAATAAAATCCATTACGAAACACCGCAAGTATTGTATATGTTGGTTTCTGCCACTCTGTTTATGAGCTATCCTAAAGAAACCCGTTTAAAATATGTAAAGGATTATTATGATGCAATTTCTCAGTTTTATATTTCACTACCCACTCCGATTATGGCAGGAGTTCGTACGCCAACCAGACAGTTCTCAAGCTGTGTTCTTATCGAAAGTGGCGATAGTCTTGACTCTATTAATTCTACTGCAAGTTCTATTGTAAAATACATCAGTAAAAAAGCAGGTATAGGTATTGGAGCAGGTTCAATTAGGGCCGAAGGTGCCAAAGTAGGTGATGGTTCAGTAGTTCATACTGGATTAATTCCATTCTTAAAATATTTCCAAGCTGCAGTAAAATCGTGTAGTCAAGGTGGTGTTCGTGGTGGAGCAGCAACTGTATATGTTCCTGTATGGCATTATGAATTCGAGGACTTGGTTGTACTAAAGAATAATAAAGGCACAGAAGAAGGCAGAGTCAGACACATGGACTATGCATTCCAGTTTAATAAACTAATGTATGAAAGATTATTGACTAATGGTACTATTACATTCTTTGATCCAAATGATGTCCCTGGTTTATATGAGGCATTCTTCGCAGACCAAGATAAATTTAAAACTCTTTATGAGAAATATGAACGTAAGACATCTATTAGAAAGAAATCTATGCCAGCAGTAGAAGTATTTTCATCGTTCTTAACAGAAAGAAAAGATACTGGTAGAATATATTTAATGAATGTAGACCATGCTAATGACCATGGTGCATTCTTGCCTGATCAAGCCCCTATTCGTATGAGTAATCTATGTTGTGAGATTGATTTACCAACTACACCTCTTAATTCACCCGATGATGCGGAAGGTGAAATTAGTCTATGTACTTTATCTGCAATCAACTGGGGATTAATAAATGAACCGAAAGATTTTGAAAAATATTGTGATCTTGCTGTTAGGTCTCTGGATGAGTTACTTGACTATCAAGGATATCCAGTCCCTGCCGCTAAAAAAGGTACTCTCAACCGTAGACCTCTTGGAGTTGGCATAATAAATCTTGCATACTTCTTGGCTAAAAGAGAGTTAAAATATGACGAATCTGCATTTAAGATAGTAGATGAATACGCTGAAGCATGGTCTTACTATCTTATTAAGGCATCTGCTATACTGGCAGAAGAAAAAGGCAAAATACCTTTAAATTATGAAACAAAATATGGTGGCGGAGTTCTTCCAATTGATACATATAAGAGTGCAGTAGATAACTTAACAGAGCATAATGAAAGATTACCATGGGACGAATTGAGAACTCAACTCAAATCCACAGGTATCCGTAATTCGACTCTCATGGCTCTTATGCCAGCCGAAACAAGTGCACAAATTAGTAATAGTACTAATGGTATTGAACCTCCAAGAGCTTTAGTATCATATAAACAATCTAAAGATGGTGTTATGGCGCAGGTTGTACCTGGTTATCACCACTTGAAGAATAAGTATGACCTGCTCTGGGATCAAAAATCTCCAGACGGATACTTAAAGATATGTGCTATCTTACAGAAATATATTGACCAAGGAATATCGGTCAATACTTCTTATAATCCAGAACACTTTGAGGATAATAAAATTCCTATGTCAGAGATGATTAAGGATACTGTTACTGCATATAAATTTGGATTAAAACAGCTCTATTACTTCAACACTAACGATGGTGCTGGAGAAATGACAGACGAGGCAACCCATCACAGTTATGAAGGTGAATCAGAAGTGTATGACGAAGATGATTGTGAAAGTTGTAAGATATGAAGAAAGAAAGAATACCTTTAAAAGGTGCCGCAGAATATGATGCACTCACACCTGCACGTAAATGGTATAAGTACTTAACCAGCCCTGGGGTTACTAAGAGTATTAAAAAGGGCTATAATAAACGATTTAGACAACAAGGAAAACTAAATAATGGCAGTATTGAAGAAGAATAAAAAATCGCATCTGGAAAAGAATATGTTTTTAGATGAAGGCGTAGATATTCAAAGATATGATGAATTGAAGTATCCACAACTAGATAAAATAACAGAGAAACAACTTGGATTCTTTTGGAGGCCCGAAGAGGTAGATATTTCAAAAGATAAAAAAGATTTTGATTCTCTTACCGAACACGAAAAGCACATCTTTACATCTAACCTAAAACGACAAATCGTATTGGATAGTGTACAGGGTCGTGCGCCAAATCTCGCTTTCTTACCTATTGCTTCATTACCAGAAGTAGAAAACTGGATAGAAACCTGGTCATTCTTTGAAACCATTCATTCTAAAAGCTATACACATATTATCCGTAATATATATCCATCTCCGGGTGCAGTATTCGATAGTATTTTAGATACTAAAGAAATTAGTAATTGTGCAGATTCCATTAGTTCATATTATGATGACTTGGTAACCTCTAATAACGGCCCTACAAATAAGATGCAACACAAGAGAGCTGTTTGGATGGCAATGATGAGTGCTAATGCTCTGGAAGGAGTACGTTTCTATGTGTCATTTGCATGTTCATGGGCATTTGCAGAGTTAAAGAAAATGGAAGGTAATGCTAAAATTATTAAATTTATTGCACGAGACGAGAACATTCATCTTGCGTCTACTACTACCATGCTTAAACTTCTACAAAAAGAAGATAAAGATTATATAAAGATCGCTAAAGAAATGGAAGATGAATCAATTAAGTTATACGTTGATGTAATCGAACAAGAGAAACAATGGGCTCAATATCTATTTAAAGACGGTTCTATGATTGGTTTAAACGCTAAGTTATTATCAGACTATATAGAATGGATCGGTTGTAAAAGAATGAGAGCAATTGGCCTAACCTGTCCATACACAGTATCACAAATGAATCCATTGCCATGGACAGAAAAATGGATTGGTGGTGGTAATGTACAGGTCGCGCCACAAGAAACAGAAATTACATCTTACGTTACTGGAGGAGTTAAACAGGACGTAGATGAAGATACACTATCGGGATTAAGTTTATGAGAGAATTAGGAATGGTATTAGTAGGAGGTTTTATATTTACATTATTTTTTGTAGGAGTAATATATCCTGATATTGAATATAAAAATTATCCAAGTAACAGTACTTGTACCGGTATGTGTTATGCAGAGTATGTTGAATTAAATGGAACTGTTGCAGAACAAATACAAGAGAGAAAGGAAATAGCAATCGCTAAAGCAGAATCAGGTATAGTTGATGAGTTTGAAACCATCAGAGGACTATGGACAGGTTGTGGCGCATGTCACGGACCAGATGGTGGCGGTGGTATCGGGCCTAAACTTTCTGGCCAATCTGCAGACTATATAAGTGGTAGATTAGTTTCTTATAAAAATAAAGAAAAGATAGGCTCACAGAGTGCAATGATGTGGGGACAAGCAGGAATGTTATCAAGTGCAGATATAGAACTGTTAGGTAAATATATCGAGACATTGTAATTGAAAAAAACAACAGAGAAAAAACTTTTACAAGCTGCTAACTTAGCACCTAGTGAAGATTGGATAGAAAAATTAACAACAATACATCCAATGAGGCAAGTATTCTGGGCAAGTATTATACAAGTATGTGTATTCGGGCTCATGTTACTAGCCTTTTGGATAATTAATGGAGTAGTAAATTGGTAATAGAAATATACAGCAAAGACCAATGTCCTTTTTGTGACATGGCAATAAACAAAGCACAATCAATGATACAAGAAAGTTCGGATATATCTTATAAAGTATTTAAACTAGGAGTTGATTTTGGTAGAGAGGAACTGCTAGCAAAATTTCCAACAGCTAGAACTTTTCCTCAAATAGTAGTTAATGAACAGAACATAGGCGGGTGGCAAGAATTTCAAAAAATTTAACCAATAAGGATTTACTTATGAAATATGGTACTGCACCAACTCATTGGTATGTACATGATTGTCAATTCTGTTATAAAAGATCCTTTATTCATTTAGAAGACGAGTGGGATACCGAAGATCGGTTCTGCCCTAACTGTGGAATATCAACCGAAGTTGATGATATATATCAATATGACAACGAAGAATACGAGGAGTAACCCACCATGGCTCTATCAAGGAGTAGAATGGCATCCGCCAGAAGAATTCAGTCACGAAGACGTGTACGGTTTTGTTTACCTAATAACCAACCTGACCTCACAAAAGAAATACGTTGGAAAGAAATTCTTTTGGAGTCAGAAGACTCTACCAATAACAAAGAAAAGAAAGAGACGTAAGAAGCTTAAAGTAGAATCCGATTGGAGAACATATTGGGGGTCTAATAAACACCTAGTAGCTGAGATAGAAGAATGTGGCACAGAAGGGTTTTATAGAGAGATACTTCACTTATGTAAAGGTAAAGGTGAACTTGCATATATGGAAGCTAAAGAACAATTTGACAGAGATGTTTTACTAACAGAGGAATACTACAACGGCATCATCGCGTGTAAAATCGGTGGACAAACAGTTAAAAATTTAATTAAATAACCCTTTACTTTTGCCAAAAAGTGTAGTATAATATACCTATTATGAACAATATAATACCATTTCCCACCGAAAGGCGGCAAGAACAGATAGAGTCCGAAAGAAATTTCGCATATGAGAACTTTTCGGAAGAATGTACTGATACAGCTCAATTTGTTTTACTTATGATTGAGGATTATCTAGCCGAAGAATATTCTGCATTTGATGAAATGGAATTTAGGAATCCAGAGTTTGATGAATCACGAGATATGTATGTGATTATTAACTTACTCTCCTCAATGTTTATGAGATATGGTGGTCTGGAACATTTCTTACACAAAGAATTGGATGACCTTTTTACTAAAATTGAAGCGAATAAAAAAATATGATATTAATTGACTATAGTCAGATCGCACTTTCAAACATTATAGTGCAAAAATTAAATGATGAAAATATGATTAGGCATATGATTCTTAACAGTATCCGTATGTATAATAAGAAGTACCGAAACGAATATGGCCAGATGGTTATATGTGCAGATGGTATGAATACTTGGAGACGTGAATATTTCCCAGAGTATAAAGCTAATAGAAAGAAAAGCAGAGACGCTACTTCTCACATGGACTGGCCAGAAATCTTCCGTATTATAACATTGATTAGAGAAGAAATCCAAGAAAACTTACCGTATAAAGTATTACACATGGAAGGTTGTGAGGCTGATGATATTATTGGTGCACTTACTATTCGTTCTCAAGATTTCGGTCAAGGTGAACCTATAATGATTGTGTCTTCTGATAAAGATTTTATTCAATTACAAAAGTTTAATAATGTAAAACAATTCTCACCTATACAAAAGAAAGTTGTTACAGATAAGAACCCTAGAACATACTTATTTAATCATATTATGAGAGGTGATGTTGGTGACGGCATACCTAATATATTATCTAAGGATAATACTTTAATAACAGAAGGTGCTAAACAAACACCTTTAAGACAAACAAGAATTGATGATTGGTTAGAGAGAAGTGATGATTTAAAGTCTGCTATGCCAGAAGAAACTTACAGAAATTATCAAAGAAATAAGACATTAATTGACCTTACTAAAATCCCAGAATCAATACAAGAATCAATTATAAATAAATATGATAACCAAAAACTACCCATGAGAATGAAAGTTTTAAATTATTTAATTAAGAAAAGGTGTAATAACCTTATTGAATGCGTAGAGGAGTTTTATAATGCGTAAAAATGTACATGAAGTCTTGACAGAGACTGCCAAAATAAACACAAAAGTTGCTATGATTAAATACCTGCAAAAGGCTGACTGCCCTGCATTGAAGGATATTTTAAGAATCAACTTTGATGATACTATCGTATCGTTACTGCCGAAAGGTGCACCACCATATAAAAAAGATGACATGCCTGATGGCACAAATTATACCACTCTTAATAGACAGATGAATAAATTTGCATATTTCTTTAAGGGTAAGTATTCAGACATGAATCAAATCAAAAGAGAAAAACTGTTCTCTTCGGTATTAGAAGGTGTTAACCCCGAAGATGCAGAAGTACTTATTGCTGCTAAAGATAAGAACTTAAAATACAAAGGACTTACTAAGAAATTAGTTATGGATGCATTTCCTAATTTAATTCGTAAATAATTTAAACTAATAACGGAGGATAGCCTATAGACCAACCTTTATAATGATAGAATTTCAATTCACCAACATGGAGAAATATTATGCATGTACAGATTGAGCGCCTAAAGAAAGATAAGAACGAGGCAAGATACTATCAAAAGAAACTTAAACGCAAGGGGAAAGATGTTCTGGCATATAAAATGCAGAAAAAAATCGAACACCTAGATAAATATATCGAAGATATGGCGTTAGTTGAAGGAGGTTAAATAACAGGGTATAAGGCCCTGTGGGTTAAGGGCCCTTTACTTTATGAAAAACCAACAAAAATTTACAAAAGCAGAAATAGAAAATTCTAAAAGAATCTACAAATCTGCTACACCCAAATATACCTTAGACTGGTATGTAAAATGGGTTGCGTCAGGATTTCTATTAAGCGCAATGTCATTACGAGGTATTGCTGGACTACAGATATGGGATTTAAGTTTTTCTGTTTTTGGTATCACACTATGGTTGTGGGTAGCAATAATGTGGAAAGATCGAGCATTAATTGTGCTAAATGCAGCAGGATTACTACTACTATTAAGGAATATATTTTCTACATTAAATGGTTGACAAATTAAACTAACTGTGATATAATATACATTATGAACATCTTTATACTAAACAAAGACCCCATCAAAGCGGCACAAGACCAGTGTGATAAACACGTGGTTAAAATGATTGTCGAATCCGCACAAATGTTATCTACAGTCCACAGAATGATGGACGGCCAACTAGAAACCAGACCATCTAAGTCAGGTAAAAGAATGGTAAAGTATTGGAAACTAGATGACGCTTACAAAGAAAATTTATACTACAAGGCTGTGCACATGTATCATCCATGTACTGTATGGACTGCAGAATCCTCATCTAATTACAGATGGCACTATGAACATTTTGTCGCTCTCTGTAGAGAATATACATATAGATATGGTAAAACACATTCAACAGAAACCAAGTTAGGTTTAGAATTAGGATTATTACCCAAAAATATGCCGATGGGAGATTATACACCATTTAAACTGGCCATGGGCTCAAACCCAGAATGTATGTTCGCAGACCCAGTAAAGTCATATCGTGCATTCTATCATACAAAACAGGAAAGATTTAAAATGGATTGGACAAAAAGAAACGTACCAGAGTGGTTTAATCATGCCGTTGTATGATTTTAAAGATTTAACTTCGGGTGAAGTATACACCAAAATGATGTCAATAGCTGATATGGAAGAATATGTTAAAGATAAAAACATTCAACAGGTATTGTCTGCTCCTAAATTTATAAGTGGTACTCAAAGCGTAGTATCTAAAGCAGGTGATGGGTGGAAAGAAGTCCAAGATAAGATTAAATCTGGATTACCTCCAAGACTAAGGGATAATATTAAAACAAAATGAGTAACTTTAAACATGAAAAAATTGATTTGGGATAT